CGGAAGCGTCAGTCTCCAGCCGGCGCTGTCTTTGTCCGTTATCGTGAAAATCGCTCCGTCGCCACCCGCCTCAAATGTTAGTGAAGGCGGGAGATTCCAGGTGACAGCTAATTCTAAAGCATCCTGTGTACAATTGCAAGTGGCAATTACAGCTCCAGTAGAAGCTTTAAGAACGAGATCAAAGGTTCTCTCTGAAGAAGTGTTAACATCAGGTGCCAGAGACAAGCTCTTATTTCCGGTACCACTTATTGGTAGCGGGTTGTCACTTACTAAACTGTTGCCAACATAAGAAGGTCCTTCAATAGTCCAACCTACATTATCTGGATCAGTGATATTCAAGTCAAGACCTGAGGCGGATAGATCACTTTGACCATTGCTGTCAAAGCGGAATGTAGCAGGAACATTCCAAGAAGGCATAACTAAAGACTCCTGATGGTAGGATATTGATGCTGTAGTTGACTTGCTTCCCTCGCCCGTTATCTTCATTTCAATAGTATCATCTCTGCTTAGGCCCGTGATGTTCTTACCAACGGTGGCCTTGAGATTAAGCTCATCAATGGTTACCAAACTTGGTACTGATGTGAACTCATAGGTAAAATCAGTTATAGTTCTAGTGGCACCTGAGGTATAGGTAGCAGTCTGGTTCGGGGAAACCTTAGCGGCTATATCTACATCCCCACCCGTCTTTGGAATAATTACAGTAGGAGATGCGGCATTAACTGATGAATAGGTTACTTGATTGGCCTGTTGGTACACATCAATACTTTGGGTTACTTTAGAGCCATTCCATGTTATAGTAGCTGTAACCGTATCGAGTTTAGTCCTGGCCTTAACAGTTGAACCAAGATTCGAGCCGTTTACCGTTTTAGACAACGTAATGATAACATCCGAAGATGTTATAGAAGGAGTATCGGATTCTCCAGAAGAATAATCAATCTTGCCTGAAGCTGAGATAAAGCTTGGTGAGTCAGCTGAGCCACCCGATGCTGGGATATCGTCTAATGAAACAGAAGCAGAGCTTAAAGTATAGGTGACCTTATTGGGATCCTGTCTTACAAAATCGGTATGAGTTAAGGTCTGACCATTAACGATAATGGTTATCTTAATACGGGCTGACTTATAAGAATCAGTGATGTTCTTTCCCAGAGAATCCATAACTAGCTCTCCTGTATGCTCGTCTAAAGTCCAGTTATAAGGAGAACCAGGAGGATCAGTATAATAGGTATATTTTACAGAATGAGAAGAATTAGATTGGGTAAGAGTTCCACCACCAGATGTTTTGCCATTCCATCCCCAAGGGATTGAAAATTCGTAAGAAGGGGTGGCAACACCTCCTTCTGCGCCTATATCCCAATTAGAATATCTCATATTGACACTTGCAGTGCCGTAGGTCTTCTCACCTTCTGTTTGGGTAATAGTGATGGTTTTAGAAGATACCCCAGGATCACCCGAATCGCGGAGCCTGAAAGTGATGTCCCTGGAGTTCTCTGTCTGATTCTCCGCCACGTCAAAGGAGATCTCAAAAGTGTAAGAGCTAGATGCCCCAGGATCTCCAGATATCTGATGAGAGACGTTCCCGTCCCAGGAATAGGCAGTCCCGTTCACCTTCAGAGCAAAGTTTGAAAGTAAAGATGAATCAGTGAGATTAGTCAGCTTCAGAGATGGTGAGTTGCTGGTGCCAGTGATTTTCACGGTATCACCAAGAGCTGCAACAGAATAGAAAGTCTTGTCTACCCTGATAAACTCACCAGCTCCAACCTGTAAGAGAACTACAGAATCAGAGGCTCCACCAGAGGTAACTCCTTTGATAGAGCCTGATCTGCTTGATCTTCCAGTATGGGAGCTTGCTTTTAGTGATCTTGTCCCTGAGCCACTTCCTGTAGACCCAGATACTACAGTGATCCAACTTGGTTTTGCCATGATGATTCTGTTTTTAGAATAAATTAGAAGATGAGAGGGGTTTCGCCCCCTCCCACCTTATGACAGTCTTATTCAAGAGTCCAGCTGTCGTTTGACTCTATAGTGAGCGTCTTGGATTCTCCGGCAGCCACAAAGGTGAGGCTCTCTGGAGTGAGGTTGATGTAGGAAGAAGACCCCTGCTGACTAAACGTGAAGTCTCTGGTGGCAGTCTTGCTGCCCTCGCCGGTGACAGTTACTGTCACTACAAAGCCTCCACGAGGCTCCGTAGTAGGGTTGGCTCCAACAGAGACGATGCCGTCAGAAGAGAGAGCAAACCCAGTTGCAACGGTCTTGACCTTTGGACTGAGATCAAAGACAACCGCAGCAGTAGTGCTGGCCTCTGTTCTGGTGGCGCCAGAAGTATAGGTGACAGTCTGCTTGGCGCCAACATTGGAGTTGTCGGTCATGTTGCGGCTTTGGGTACCGTCAGCCTTGAGTGAAACCTCTGTGGCAACGGCAGAGTCAAAGGTGATGTCACCGTAAGTGGCGGTATTGGCTGCCTGATATACATCCACAGAAGCGGACTTGGTAGCTGTAGTCTTCCAGGTAACTGTAGCAGTGAGAGTGCCTTTCTTAGTTCTGTTGGTAACAGTAGTACCAAGTGAAGCAGCTGAAACTCCCTCACTAAAGGTGATGGTACAATCATCAGAGCCGTTGGTGAGGGCAACATCACTGGTGACTGATCCCGAGGTGTAAGTCTGTGAACCCTTGGCTGTAACCGTAGTAGAAGATACTGAACCTCCGGAAGCTGGGATGTCAGCTGGAGCAGCCAGTGTCACATCCGTAGCTGCATAAGTAACGGAATTGGCTTGCTGACTAACTGAAACCTCTTTGGAAGCAGACTTGCCATTAGCATTGAGAGTGATAGTTACAGTGCCTGAAATCACGTCTCCAACCACGGTTGTACGAGATTCCGCAGATACCTGACCCGTAGCTGTGGCAAGGGTAAGAGATGAAGGCCATCCGGTCTTAGTTGCATAAGCAACAGTGCCACCGGTAGTAATGGTGCCACCCCCCGAGGTAACACCGTTCCATCCCCAAGGCTGGGAGAAGGAAACAGAAGGGGCATCAACGGTACCACCGGCAGCAGGGATTTGCTGATAAGTACCCACGGTGAGGGTAACAGCACCATAAGACTTGACACCCTTGGCCTGAATGATGGCGATAGCATCAGTGACAACATCGCCGTTACCATTCTGAAGCTTGATCTCCAATGTTCTGGCAGCTTCAGTCTTGTTCTCTGGGATCTTGACGTCGATAGTGAAAGCGAACTGAGCATCCTTACCCGGATCGTCATCAATGCCCGTGTCAGTCTTTCCATCCCAAGAATCATCGTTGACTGCGTTGACTTGGATCTTGTAGGCTGCCCCGGGGATAATCTTGCCCGTAGTCTCGGCCACCTTGATGTTTGCCGTATTTGCGGTACCCGTGATCTGAATGGTGTCAGAACCGTCAGAGTTGCTACCCTTTGCAGCGGCATTATAGGTCGTGGTCGGCACATTAATGAACTCAGCCTTACCGGCCTGAGAAACAGAGGTTGTGTCGGTTGCACCTCCGGTTGTTTTAGCGGTGATTGTTCCACCTCTCTGCTGACGACCCGTGTACTCAAGGGCGGTAACAGTTGTGGAATCGTTCATGGAACCTGAGCTCTTGCCCAGTTTAATCCAACTCGGTTTTGCCATACTTTTAATGGTTTTTAAGAAATTAATAAATTAGCCTTTGTTAGGTGTTTCGTCGTTGTGTTTAACTCCAAGAGTCCATGGAGCATTAGACTCTATGGTTAGATCTTTAGTGCTCTCTGGGTTCGGGAATTCTAAGTTCTCTGGAACAAGTTTGATGAACTCACTCAGAGGTTGATGCTTGTGCATCATCAGAGCTCTAAATACACTCATAGCTTAGGCTTTTGGAAATTCTCCCCAGACAGCCAGAGACCCGATCACTGAGACCACGTATATGCGATCAGCTTGAGTGACAGGAGCCTCACCGTTCATCCATTTGATGGTGGAGTCACCCACGATAGCATGAATGGTTGCTCCCACTTCGATAGTATAGACAGTCTCTTTGTGAGATGCGCTTGCCTGAACAATGTAATCGTCCTCGAGCTCTGAGACATCTACGTAGGTGATACCATCTAGTCTATCCAGTACTTGTTTTACGGTCTCATTTTTGTGCTTTATCTGATCTGAGTCTGTGACATATTGGCCCTCTAATGGTCGTCTTAGTTCGCCATAGATCTTGATATAATCTGCCATGATATTCTAAGTTTTAAGAGATAACAATGGTCATAGAGTCAGTCCCAGGAAGATCCCTAGTCCGATAGCACTTATAGGTTCCCAGTGGAGTAGAAGCCTCTACTGGAGCCAAGAACGGAACATCGAAACCACCAGATGTAACCTTGTTGATTGACATGGTGTTAGGGACACAGAGCCACAGGTACTTAGTAGCATCATCATTGTTAAGAGTCTTGGTACCATTGAGAGAAGAGCCTCCCTTAGTCAGTGAAGTGATAGTCAACTCATTTCCTGTAGTGGCCTTAGAGAATCCATAATATACTGGGAGATAAAGATTAGCACTAATAGACCTTGGTGAGTTCTTTATGGTAGTACTGCCCTTCTTAGCAGTGACTGAGCCAGATTTGTAGCCCTGAGTAGAGAGAGTGAATTTCTCTGAGCCCTCCGCTACATTCTCCAGGGTCTTAGTCTCGCCGTTGAACTGGATCTGGACAGTGTCAGCTACTACTGGCTTAGAGTTTCTGAGAACCCTGAAAGATACACTGACCTCTACTGAGTTACCTGTCCATTCTGCCGAAGACGGCGAGATGGAAGCCTCAAGTGAAGTCGGGAAGCAGTAGTCCTGCAGCTCCCTTATGGCTCCTGTCACGACTCTGTTCTGCACGCAATTCTCACTGGTCTCAGAAAGTTCGGAGTCAGGCTTGCAGGATTCACCTGGTGTGGGATCAGGGACATCTCCACCGCCCGATGTCTCTTTATCCACATAGAGATTGACAATACAACTGTCTTCCTGAACCCCGGAAGCATCGTTGCATGAGGCAACCCTTATGACTCCGTGCTGAAGTATCCTCTTCTTGATGCCGGAGCCATTGACGAAAACGACTTCCACCCCATAGTCGCCTATCGGGAGAGAGCCGGTTTCCACGAGTCCTCTGATCTCGTTGGTCGTGACAAACCGTGCTTTGACGGCGACTTTCCTGTCGGAACCTACCACCTTCGCCATTATTTCTGAGCAGTCCTCCAATTCGTAGGCTCTGTCTTGGCCGAACGTCAGTCCTTTCGACCAAAGACAGATCCTGATAGGGAAATCATTCCCCCTGACGACATGGAAAATGTCGTTTTTTTCGTTGTATGCGCAATTCATATTCATTAATATCTAATGCTTGAGTTCTTGGTTATCGTTCCTCCGAGGGGTCGAGCGTCAGCGCGGTGGCGAAATTCATGGAATTATCTGCATTCTGAGTTACGGTACAAGTAGCATAGACAGTATTCCCATCAGTGCTTACCAATTGTACAGTGCCGGTTCTTGAAGAGCCGGTGTCATTTGCCCTTGCCACCAGGTCGGTGTCGCGGTCTCCGAATCCCTTGGTAATCCCGTCGCTGACAAGGCACCAGTCCGGAAGCGTCAGTCTCCAGCCGGCGCTGTCTTTGTCCGTTATCGTGAAAATCGCTCCGTCGCCACCCGCCTCAAATGTCAATGAAGACGGGAGATCCCATGTGGCGGCCTTTGCCGCCGACTGTTCAATCGTGAACGACTTCGAATATGTTCCCTTGCCGTCCGTTCTGGTTCCTGTTACCGTGATCGTCCCGACGCGCTTGGAGGAAGAGGTGTTCTGTGCGAAAGTAACCTTAACCGCGGCGGATTCGATGGTGGCCGCAGCCTCCGAAAGCTCCCCGGACACTGTCGCGTTCAAACCTGTAAGGTTTTGGTAGGACATCGGATTCGTCAAAACAGTGAGCGTGGCCTTAACCGTGGCACTGTTCATGGAGAATGTGATGGAGGGTTCCAGCGATGCCGCCGCTTTCTGTTCCACGCTGCTTACGGCGAAGGTTGTGTTGCCGTCAGCGCTCTTCAGCGTTATGTTTCCCTCGCGTTCCGCACCGGTGTTGGCATCGACTTGGAACGAGACCTCTCCGCTGCCCGTCCCAGAATCTATCCCTCCTTCTGCTTCCATCCAGTCAGGGTACTCCACTTTCCAGCCAACATTGTCGTTGTCTGTGACTTGGATAAATGGATCATTGCTCCCGTCTGCGTTGATTGTCCATGTGGTAGGCAAATTCCAGGACGGGTCGGCTTTCGGAGTTTCAGCCTTGGCGGCTTGTTTGGCGACACATCTTGTTAAATTACTCTCGCCGCTTTTGAGTATGAGGTCGAAACTGCGCGAAGAACCGGTGTCGTTCGCAGGGTATCTGACCGACAGTTTCCCTTGGCCTGTTCCGGTCGCAGAGCCTGACTCTAACGTCAGAGGACTACCGAACACTACTCTCCAGCCTGCTCTCGCAGGATCGCTTATGTTTATGTCAAAGGTGCCGCCGGCAGGATTCAAGGTCAGATATTCTCCGAGGTATGAAGAAGGAAGATCCCACGATGGATCTTCGGCTGATGCCGCCGCTTTCTGTAAGACCGTATACGACTTCGAGAAGGTTCCCTTGCCGTCCGTTCTGTCTCCTGTCAGGGTGACCGTGGCCATTTTCGCCGAATTGCCCGTGTTCTCCGCATAGGCGAACCCGATGAGGTAACCGGTGATCGACGGCCCCGTGGTTATGGTCATCCCTCCGGAGGCGGACACCCGAAGGTTGGTGAGTCCTGTCGTGGTGAACGTGTTTGTCACGGTGCCGGCCTTTGCCTCGACCCCTATGCTGTCTTTCTGGAAGCTGATGCTGACTTCAGCCGAAAAATAGGTGACGTTCACTGACTTCTCGGCGTAGACGCTTGGTTTGTCTGTACTTGTCGCCCTGACCTTGACCACGTTCCCCTTTGCGTTACTCTTTACCGTCAGCTTCCCGTTGCCATCGATGGACGCATAGTCCGAACCGCTCACCACACTCCAGGTTATGCTCCGCTGTGTCGTGTTCGACGGTGAATATGTCACCTGGAACTGCGCCGTGTTGCTTACGTCGTTCACGGTGGACGGCCCGAGGATGCCAAGTCCTGTGATGTCGATGTCCACTTTGTCAATGACAGTGTTGTCAGGGTTGGCGTAATGCCATTTGAACGCCATGCTGCTGACAGTCCTATCCGTCAGCGATGTCTTGAACTCGTCCACGACAATAGCCCGTTCCGAACCATCCTTCTCGATGATGTACCTCTCCTTGGCCGCAAGAAACTCCAGCCAGAACCCGTTCATCCCGATGCTGTCGATGTGCCCGGAGTTCTGCTCGAATGTCATCGAATAGTCATTCTCCAGCTCCTGCTCTATCCCGGAATTCACGAACACCTGCGTCTCCGACTCTATCGAGCGGCTGAACTTCCCGGTTGCGTGAATATATTCATACGTCCCTCGCCGCCCCAGGAACTTGTACGTCTTCAGTGGCAGCCGCATCCTCTTGATGACGAAAGAATATACCGTTGACTTGCTTCCGGAACACTCTATCCAAACATCATAGGACACTATGTTTGACACGTCCAGCCCCTTTGCGGAAGCGGTCGCCAGCATCGTGTCAGCGGAAATGTCAAGGTCATAATATTTCAGATTAATGCTATACGTGGGACTGAGCTCGTAGTTGCTGGATGAGCCTCCGGCAAGATAGTTAAATCTGACATAGGTGGAGACATCACCCGCCATCCTGTAGAACCAGAGTCTGTCTTCGGCTCCGACATGGACAGGAGATTTTTCCGGCCTTGTCGTGAATATGGTCGCGGCAAGCGACTTGTAGGCGAACTTCCGGCAAGGCAGCACACTGAAACTGTACGAGCAAGACGACGTGCCTTGCGTGGCTGCGAATACTCCTGTAATCATCCCGACACCGTTGCCTTTCAGAACCCTGAGTATTTCCCCCGCCGGCAACCGTACTATGCCAGAGTTTGGAGTCACCTCAAAACTCATGACCTCCTGATTGGGGACAAAGGTGTTGAGCCTGACGGAGATCGTAACCGTGTCATCCGATTCCGTTGTCAGCGTCAGCCAGGAACTTTCGTCCGCGAACTGTATGTTACCTGTAAATTCCATTACTTCCGTTATCCGGGGCGTAGATCCCCTTGTCTATGGCAAAATTACCACATGTAACATCCTTGGGAAAGGACATCAGATTTCGATGAACTCGCCTCTGGTGGTGACCCTGTCCGAACCCGCCGCCACCGTTACCGAGAGCTTCGCCACGATCCATTTCCTCCCCCTGAAGTACACAGGCCTGTACAGCCTGAAGTTGTGCAGCTCGACAGGCGTGAGGTTCACGTCCACGGCCACCCTCTGCCTCGTCTTTCCCAGCCACTGGGCGAATGCCTTGTGATATTCTTCCCAGAGACCGCCGGGAGTAAGGTCTTCGGTTCCAACAAACTGAAAGTCTGCCTTTGAGATAGGGGCGAATATGCCATTGCTGAAAAACTGATCCTCAAATGACACCCCTATGTAGACCTTGTTGTCACGCTCTTTTCCAACATCGTTCGGTTCAATTATAGCCGCCATGCTCCGTGGAAAAGTTGTGTCGGAAATGAATAATTTTTCCGGCACGCAGCCCGCTGTCATAAATTCGGTGCTATTGTCAAATGTGTCTGCGCCTTCCACATGGTTTTCCACAGGCTTTGCCCCTTTGTAAAGCAAGTCGCATTCATACGCTATTTCCGTTACAGGAACGATCACGCCATTGTTTGGGTTATATTGTCTCCTTACGACTCCGTCATATTTGCGGCCAGAATAGACATCACCAGTAGCCTCGTCGAAGACCACCGAATAATCCTCACTTGACGAAAAGTGCGCCAGTATGCCGTCCACATTGCCCTCTTGGATTCTTTCTACTCGACCGTCTTCCATATTTTGGGTTAGCTTTGTAGTGTCATAGGAGATTCCATCGTCGCCATAGCCGAACTTATAAGATACGGCTTTCTCTTCCGAAGAAGAATAATCGTCCTCTATTTTTTCTTCCCAATCCTCGACAGGATAGCCAAGAACATCTTTATTCTCTATCATTCTAACTTTTCCGCCGTCGTTGAATATGGTCGAACAGAACATCGAACAAAGACCTTTAATCAACTCAGCGAAAGAGAGGTCTGGAAGGAACGAGGCCAAATCAGTGATCTTATTGTTTCCTGGAGTAGAAGATCCTCGCCTTGTGGGCTTTCCGGTTGACGGTGGCCTTGTTCCCGATGTTGCCACGTCACGCCACCTGTTCGGCTTCACCACGTCATCAAACAAGAATTCGTGGTATCTACCAAGAATGGATAGTTCAGCCCATCCGTTCCGGAGTAGCATGTCGTTAGGAACATTTACCGAGCATCCTGCCAGGATGACCCTCAATGGAATAGCCGGAATGAAGGTATTATAGGTAAAACTCTCTGACGCATTGTAATAATTGTAATACTTCTTCCTGTAGAGGTAATCGTCTTCAGTTAGTTGCCCTGTGGTAGCGCCTGCTGAACCTGGCTCACCTGACACGGGAATTCTACTGATCACCGAATATGGCTGTATTGCAACATTTGTCTTGTTAATAAGCAGCGGCGTAGAAAACTTCGAGAGGGTGCTTGGGATGGAACCCGTGTCGAACTCCAGGATGCTCTTCTCCCAGATCTTCCCCTCCAGTTCCACCATCTTCTCCGTGAACGTGTACATCAGACACCCGTCCTCGATGCCGTCGTACACCAGCGTCCCGCTCACAAACGGCACACCCCCGATCCACACCGAAGCTTCCAGTCTTTTCACGTTCGGCGCCAGGAACATAGCCGGCGTGTACTCGAACACCCTCCTGTTCACCGGACTCGGCGGAAACGAAATCTGCGTGCTGAAAGCCGAAGGAATATGATCCTCCTCCAACATCGGATTCTCCATCTCGATCTGGAACTCGAACCCCTTCGTAAGATCCAGCTCCGTGAAATCCTTAGTCAATATCCTAACCATAACGAACTCATTATGGCACAAAAATAGCCACCCTCAGGCGGCCACAAAAGGACAACGGAAACGGATTCTATTCTTTACCCGTGTACTTCGTGAAATTAACAGGTGGGATAAGAACCGCACCTAAGCCTCCTTTCAATGCCACATTGGCAATGTGTTCTCTTACAAAAGGGAACACAATGGCCGCACCATTGATACGGCCAAAATCCTCATCGCTTTTGATGTCCGATTCACCTTCTTTCTTGAATATTCCCACCATTTTTGCCGTAATCCTGAACTGCTCAACCTCGTCACGCTTTTGCGCCACTGTAACATCAACAGTGACGGCTATTCTTGGTTCGGCAGATGCGACTCCAACATTTATATCGAATGAGTTTTGAGCCTTCTTGTCGAATATCACATCGCTAATTCTTTTGAAAGAACTTTCGATTAGGATGATATTTTCAAGGGTAAACCCTGACTTTGGATTGCTGTTGTCCATAATTCTTATGCTGCTTTTGGATAGTTATCATTATTAATTTCAACACGGAATTGCGCACCTGATTGCTGCGAAAAGGAATAAGTCTCACATCCAATAGGCGCTAATGAAATCCAAGTGAAAGGCATTTCGTGGAATTTTGGAGTGATTTCAGATTTCCGCAAAGAGAAGCGATTCTCATCTTTGCACGAGAAGGATGCAAAACCAGCCCCTTCTTTAACAAAGATTGGATTTTTCACTTCGATGTATGATTTATCTGAAATGAAGCAAATGTTTTCAGTAGGGAATTTCTCGATGAATCTGCTAAATAAGTCATCCTCCCATTCAAGGTATAACGCATCGTTACGATAAACATCATCGGGCACGATTTCAATGATATGCATAGAAGACATTTGATCGAACTCGTAGCGTACTCGAATATTCTGAATCTTTTCAAGAAGAAGATTCAGTTCATTGATAATATATTCATTAGAAGTCATATTCAGTATTTTCTCAAAATAGGAAGGATCTCTCTCATCAAATCAAGCGAGTTCGAACTTTTGGATGAATCAAAATTTTCATCTTCATAATCTGCTGACTCGCGAAGTTTCTTTAGTTGGAAAATATCCCTACGCAAAGTACGGCCATCATTAGGATTACTCTTCTTGATGTATTCCAATACGAGGTTCAGCAGATAATTGTGCGAACCTTCTCTGCTTAAACTACACTCTGAGGCGATTTGATCCTTTGTCTTCCCGATAACATAATAACATATATGGCAAATCCTTTGAAAACAAGCATAGTATGCGCAATGTCCAACAGGGAGGAAAGACGAACTGTCGTGCAAAGACTTAGCGAAAGTTTCATTCATCTCGGATTTGCTCTTATACTTGCTGAATGCCATAGAATGATAACTAAAGTATAATTCCTAAATCCCGGATGTAGTCATCAACAGTTATACCATTCTTATTGAACTTTTGAAGTTCTTGGTAATCCTTGTCCTGCTGCTCAAGAGTAGCCTTGTTAAAATATTCCTCTAATTGCTGAATATATGAGCTCATAGCGCCTTCATCAATATGTATCTCATCAATCTGTGCAAAGATAATGATAATATTTTTGTAAATGCAAATGCAATACAAAAAAAATAATTGAACAACTTTCCGGCCAAATAATCAAGACTTTCCGCTGATTTTCACTTCGTTCGATGGGGATTGCGGAACAAAGGCAGCCGCCCGAAAGCGGCTGCTAAACGAAGGTCAAGATTGTCAGAGTTTCTTCAGCTCCACCGGCGGGCCGACCTCCAGGTAATGATCCATCGAGGCGGTGATCATCTCGAAGATCTCCTTGGAACGCTTACGTATCTCGTCGATGACTTTTTGGCTGCGTGTTACTCTCCAGTACCAGGTACGATTGAAGCGGTCATCGCAGGTCGATACAGGATCCACATCCTTATTCCCGTAAAATGCGGAAATGTCCGTAAATGTCAAATCAAATGATCCATCTCTGAATGACAGAAAGACCGTACCGAACAATGCTCCTTGTTTATTGCCAAATCGCTGGTTGTAGTACCGTGCGCGGTATCCTTTATCCTCGTCTTTGCACACCACACCGCCAAAGCTTAAATTAAGTGACACGCTATGCCAACCGGCGGTATTGCGGTATAACTCATCCCTTGTCATCCCTGGCATCGAATATGTCTTTTTGAAAGTCAGTTTTTCCGGATCCGCCAGCTTCCTTCCGAAGCAAGTTCCGCCGAACCCTATCAGCATTATAGCAACAGCAATGATTAACCTTCTCATACTCATTCAGAATTAATTGTCATTTTATTCGTCTCATCTGGACATCAAGCGGCCTGTTCAGATGCCGTTCCAAAGAACCTTTCAACTCGTGGAACAGAGACAATGAATATACCCTTGCGGAATCCGCCAGCACTCGGTTCTTCCTGAGCCAAGCTCCGCTTCTGTTCAAAGCGTCATCGTATGTTGACATTCTATGAATATATCTTCCCGGCTTATGGTTGCAAATCACATCGATATTTGTCATATAGATGGTGCAAGAGTCAGGCATACACTTGACATATAAGTCGAAAAACAGATGATCAGGGTATTTTGAAGTCTTATTATTATGAGTGAAACGGACATCGTGACACTGGAGAACCGTTATCCCTCTCTTTTCAAGAGCGAAATCATTCTTTCTATGAATATAGTCAAGATTCGGCTTCCAGATGTTCAGTTGATCCTCCATCCATTCCGCCTCTCTTCCGTACACAGGAAATGTCCCATAGATTGTCAACGTGTCCGGCTGAATAGTCTGTCCGAAGCAAGTCCCGCCGAACCCTATCAGCATTATAGCAACAGCAATGATTAACCTTCTCATACTCATTCAGAATTAATTGTCAGACAAGTCCTTGCAAAAATCACTCCGTAACGGTGTCGTGGCGGAGGATGTCGAACTCCAGCTCCTCGTTCATGATCTTCCTCAGGGCCTCGTCCAACTGGTAGAAGGCGGTGTTCATCGTCCTGATCTCATTGTCGAGCCTTCCGTCCATCAACAGCTCCTTCTTCTCGTACATCTGCTTTTCCCACTCCGAGAATCGATCTGCAATCTGGAACAGTTCAATCCTGGTCTCGATGATGAAAGAGTCAGCCCCGATCTTGTGGCTTTCTGCGGCAACAGCCGCGTTGTTTGAATTAGTAGTACGCATAACTAATTGAATATAAAAACCCTCCGCTAAGGTCTGCGTACCACATACCTGCCTTACGGCATAATGCTGTTGCGACTTTCGTCAGCAACGACCATACGGAGGGCAAAATTTCCCTTTAATAATATGTCAGCAATCTTCTACGGAATTATTCAGCCGTAAAGAGAATGCTAAGTATGTAGTACGCACTGGCAAAGATGCGAATCTTTTTCCAAATTCCAAGAATTTTACGGGAATTTTTGCAAAAAATCGCATTATCTGCCATAAGTACCCCGGCGTTTGGCACGATTGTACTTCTCCGTCTGCTCGATGATCCCGTTCTTCCCCAGCATCGACACATCCGCCTTGATAGGCACGGAAAGCCTTTTGTTCAGAAGCTCGATAGCCTCCAGCAACCTTTCATCTGTCGCTGACCTTGCCGAAACTACGGCGCCAGCCCCAGAGCCGATTCCAGTCACCGGGCTTGTCGAAGTGCCAGTGAACCCACCGCTTTCCCGACCGATAGCGGCTCCCACAGGATAGACCGCCTCGAAGTTCAGGCTCTTCAACGTTCCAGCCTTCCGAGCCTCCTCCATCGTCGCCACGAACGGCAGCAACGTCGGATTGCTCAGTCCGTCAGCCGGTATCACATATTCACCGCCGTTCTCACCCACAAGCACGGTAGGGGAGGAGACGAAGCCTCTCTTGTCAGGTGAGAGCCGCGCCTTGAAGGCCTTTCCGTCCTGAGCTCGGCGAGTGTTCACGAAGCCGCCCTCCTCCGCACCGATCGGTTGCGCCGCGATCAATGCAGTCTGCGCCGCCCCGAAAGCGGCCACGATCGCGGCAGGAGCCGCACCGGCTGGCCAGCCCCATTGCGCCAAGGTCTTGGTGACCGACAAAGCCGTGTTGATGATGGACTGCACCAGATTGAGCGCTTTCGTCCTCTTTGCTTGTTTGATCTCCATCTCCTCGCGCTTTGCCTCTTCCTCTGCTTCCATCTCCTCGACCTTCGCGTTGTACTGCTCCTGTGACACCAATCCGGCATCATATCTGGATTTCAGATCCTTCTTTTTCTTCTCGTTGTTCTTCTTGTACTCGTTGAATGCCTTGTTTTCCTTGGCGTTGGTAAGCTCGATCGCCTTGCTTGCCAGCTGGAAGCCTTCCTGCGCAAGCCCTCCCATTCCAGTCAAGGCACTGGCTAGATCTTCCGCTTTAAGCCTTCCATCAGACAGATTAGCAAAGAACTGATCCCACTGCTCTTGCGACACGCCGAACAGGCTACCTTTTCTCGTACCGGCGAAAACCCCTGCGGTGTCCTCATTCTGCTTGTTTTTGAGCTCGGTAATTTTCTCAATAGTCTGTTGGAGTTGCAGTTCGTATTTATTCAGCTCTTCTTCTGGGATTACCGCTCCGTCAAATTCTCCGCTATCAGTGATCTTTTTAAGTTCGGTTTTGAGATTTTCCAAATATGCGAGGTCGGAAGAAACTAAATCGGCATTCATTGATCTTTGCATCGATGACTTCTCTTTTGACGGACCAACAGGCAAAGCAGACATCTTCTGCTCGTATTCGTTTTTTATCTCAAGCCTGTTCAAGTCGTGTGCGGTCTTGAGTTTAGCCATCTCTTTAGCCTCCGCATCCATCCGAATCTTCATCAGATTATTCTGATGCTTCTTCTCGATAGCCTCCAGCACCGCCGCCTGATTCTCGTACAGAACCTTGGTGTCCCTGAATTTCTTGAGTTCCGCCTGGTACCGGGCCTCCTCACCGTCCATCGCCGCCCTGGTCTTGTCCGTCTCCGCCTCGTTGATGATCGCCGTTCCCTCCTTGGCCAGATCCGCCGCCTTCTTCTCGTACTCCTGCCGCTTCTTCAACGCATCCTCCGAATGCTTCTTGGTCTTCTCCTGCAACTCATTCTCGATCTTGGCTCTGTCCGCCCCCTTCTCCTTATGAGCAGCCAGCCGTGCCGTCAACGTAGCCACCTCCAGCTCATAAATCCTATCGTCATATTCCCCCTGCGAAGCAATCTCCTTCTCATTGAACTGCTTCGTCAGCTCCGCCTTAGCCTTCAGGAACGCCTCATCATTGCTCAATGACCACTGCTGCTTTCCGGTTTTGTTGTCAGGAGTTGTTGTGACATCGCTATCCGCAGTTGAGTAGGCTGATGTCCCGGATGTCGTAGTAACACTACTATTCTTCCTCTTATTTACGCCATACAACGCCTCTAATGTCTTCACGTCTGAATTGTACTTATCTATTCCGGAAGAGACGGGACTTAATTTCTTCGCCAAATCATCAGGATGGAAATCTCTGAGTATAGGGCTTCTTTTCAACGCCGCCGCAGCGTTGACCTTGTCGGTACTGGATGATGTCTCCGATGTCATCGTGTCTCGGAATCCCACAATCGCTTCCAGAACGCCACGGTAATCATCTTCGCTCATCTTGGAGTCTTTATGTGTCTTGTTGTAGGCATTCCTGATGTTCTCCGCCGCTTTCACGGTACTGTCCTGGAGCCCCTCATCCAGCTTGGATTTGGCGTTCAGCATCCCTTTCAACCTTATCTGCTCGGAAAGCTTGTCATTGACAATGCCAAGAGCCGCGGCAACCTCATCATTGGACGCTTTCTCATCAAGCAGGTGTGGAAGGTAAGAACCGTACTGATCGTTTATCTGTTTGATGGCAGCCGCCCTTTCCTTTGACCCGATGGCCGCCGAGGTGACTGCATCCTTCAGCCTATTCACCGCATCTTTTTCCCTGTTGATTTCAGAGGCTGTGTCAGCGGCCGCCTTCCTCATCTCTGTCATTTCCTTGGTTGCTTCTTTTGACCGCCTGACAAATGTGGTTATACCGACAACCACGGCGGAGATGACACTTAGGATTAGCCCGAAAGGATTAGCTTTGATGGCCAAACCGAGGCGTTTGAATGCAATAGTAGCAGCCTTGGTATTGCCGACAAGAAGATTTTGAGCCAATGACAAAGCTGCGGTACCGACACTTGCACCCTTCAGACTAAGCGCTTGTTTCAGCAAAGCGTCTCTATTCTCCTTGCTCCAGAACGCCAGCAACTTGTCATACGCAAGCTTGAGTTTCGCCCGTTGGTTATAGATGAATATGGCCGCCGCAATCTCGGCTATTTGGTAGCGATACTTGACCATAGGACCAATCAATGCGGAAACGGCTTTCAGACCCATATTCGTAAGTCCGACACTTTCAGACATCAGAGGGTTCATTTTCTCTCCGATTTCTACGGTCGTCTCCATAAGAGCCTTCTTCTGCTTTTCCAACGTGGCCGTCAACGAGTTGTTTTTGAGCTCATATTCATTGGTGATAGAGGTTCCCTCGTTGAAAGCTTCGGCCGCGATCAATTGCTGCTGCCGCAATGTCTCCGTCTGTTTTGAAAGGCTTCCGAGTACCTGAATGGCGCGTGAACCGTTCAGCCCCATATCTCCCATCGCCTCGGTGATAGCTTTCATTCCGCCGTCCCCACCTTTGTTCATTCCTTCCAGCACACGGATGAACGCCTCGTTGACATCGTTGTTCAGCAAATCCGAAAAATCTTTTAGAGACATCCCTGCAATCTTTGCGAATGTCTCCGTCTTCTCGAACATCTTTGTTATGGTTTGTCCAACGGCCGTGGAGGATGTCTCGGCCTGCTGATGTAGAGAGTCAAGCGTGGCCGCAAGTCCCATCACCTTGTCGATGCTGATCTTGGCGTTAGGTGCGATACCGGCAAGCCTTCCGGAGAAGTCCACGATGTAGCCTTCGTTGGCCGTTGACGCGGCTCCCAGGTCGTTGATGGCCGAACCGACCTTCAGCATCGCCTTCTCGATTCCGAACTCATCCTTGAGGTTGAACACATCGACCATCTTTCCTACTTCCGTGATGGCAGCCTCCGCATCACCGCCAAGATCCTCGGAAAGCGCCACGTTGATCTGGTTGGCGGCCTTTGCGAACCCCAGCAAGTCTTCCTGACCGGATATTCCCAGCTTACCGCCGGCCCGCACAAGTCCAAGCAACTCGTTCTGAGCTGTCTTTGTGTCTATGCCTTTGAGTTTCTCACTGAGTTCCGAAATCTCATCTTTAGTCAGCCCCGTGGTCTTCATCGCATCCGTCATCGCCTCGTCATAGGCTAAAAACGCATCACGTGCACCAGTGAACCTGTTAATCACATTTGCGGCTCCTTTAAAAGCTGATGTGAGCGAAATGGCATACTTGCTAAGTTTGTCCATCATCTCACACGTTGTATAACTGACGGCTTTAGACTGATCGGTAAGCTCTTTGTATCTTGTTTTTAATTCTTGAAGTGCCTTGTTTAACTGGTTCCAATTATCGGAGCCAGGAACAGCGCGTTCAAGTGCAGTTCGTGTGGCGGTGATTTGATGCTTAAGCTCTTTCATCGTCTTGCTTGTAAGAGGAACTGTTTCTTGAAGGGACTTGAATTCAGACTGGCATTTCTTCAGTGAAGCCTGCTGAACTTCCAAAGACTTGCTCAAATCTTGATATTCTTGACTGGCTTTCTTTCCCGCCACTTCAAAAGCGGTCATCTTTTTCCGTGTCTCTTCAATTGCGGTTGTTGTGTTGTTTATTTGCCTTTCAAGTTCAAGCAACTGTTTCCTGCCGCCGTCCCCATTGATGATCAGGTTCAGCCGAAGATCCTCATCAGTAATTCTTTTAGCCATAATCTCACGTGATTTATGGCACAAAAATAGCCGCTAATCAGCGGCTGCAAAAGGACATAGATGTTGGCTATCCCACCTTTGGAGGATCAAAGAACTTTGTTCTGGTTGCGATAATGACAGTTAAAATGAAGGCAGGGAGTGATAGCCAACCGACCACTTTCCAGTCGTGGATGTCGAATAGCGGAAGTGTCCAGATAATGACCGCGAACAGTGCCAAAAAACCAGTCGCTGCGAGGACAACCTTTTTCATCAGCCACCTCCGTTTTAGTGCGAGTTCTCTTGCGTCCTCATCAGATGTCTCACAACTATTTTCATCTATTCCTGCTAATTTCTCTATGCCTTTCCACAATGCGACAAAAGGGAACGTGATGATGACGAATACCCACAATAAAATCCTGCTTGTCACCGGTTTCCAGAACACAACCAGCAGAACGAGGATAATCACTCCTATCGGAACATCAAAAGAACCCCAGAACATACTCAATCAGAATTACGTGTTATCTCTACCTCTTGCAAAAATCACTCCACCGTCTTGCCGTATTGCATTTGTATTGCGAATGTGTTTACAAAGAAACAAACTTTGGGCCAAATAATCAAGACTTCCCGCCTGATTTTCACTTCGTTCGCCCCAGTTCCGATTCCCGGATCCGGGCGATGACATCCTCCGTGAACTCGTACATCAGCCGCTCGGCGATGGAGGCGAAAGCACCGAAGACATAGCGATTGTGGATCTTGCGGTTGCTCTTGACGGACTTGCCGCCACGCTGGAGACGCTTCATATCCAAAAAACGCTCGTAGGCCACGTGCACGAACGTCAAAGTCCCCGAAGCACCGCTCCCACCGGTCACAGAAACACTCCTGGACGACTCCAGCCGCCCGGAACGCTTCTTGACCTTGGCCTCGATGGCCTTCCCCTGATTTCTCAGAAGCCGCTGACCCTCATCCTGAAGGACCTCACTTACGAAACGCGCCCTGACATCCATCACTCAAACGCAAGCTCGATGCTGTACCCGCTCCAACCTCCGAACACGCTTGCCTCAGGCACTACATCAGCCGAAGCCAGCGACAAACCCGTCACCAACTGACAATTATAGCTGGAAGCCTCCTCCGTGATGTAGGCCAGAATCAAATCCGCAACCTCCAGAAGCCGTGAATACTGCTCATTCTCCGATTCCTCCGTCTTATCCAACCCAAGCCCCTTCTCCAACACGAAGATCACCGTCCCCAACTCTTCCCGGAACGTGTCCGAATCCCCGCGCTGATGCACCTCCGGACGCGCCACGAGAACCTGCACACCCGAAAGATGCGCCAGTTTGGACGTGGCGTCCGACTGTGCGGTCGTGCAAATCGGATCGATGTGCCCACAGCACCTGCAGGAGTGGATCTTCAACCCCGAAAGGTACTCAGTGAGCCTTTGAAGCCTTGATAATCTGCTCATTTCTCTTTCTCTCCTTATAGTTATGCCACATAATCGACAGCACCGAGAACAACGGCTCCTCATCCACCCGGTCGATGTTTCCAAGCGTGTTCTCCTTAGCCACCTCGACCAGAAGGTCATTCCACCCGAAGCTGACACCGGAATGCTTGTCATCCCCGGCGAAAAGCCTCGACAAATCAATCTCCTCCCCGTCAATCTCCAGAACACCAGACTGGAGGTACTTCAAGCAAGCCGAGAACCACATCATCACAAGGTTCTTCCGCCACCCTTTCAACCTCGATGCTCTGCGAATATGCACCCTCGCGTTCCGCTGGTCCACATCTGGAACCATACGGCCTGCGCGGTTGGCCTTCCCTGACCGCACACGGTACAAAAAGGCGATGCACTCATCCAGATCATCTGTTTCGTGGCTCCTGAAAAACCTGTTGATTGCGGCGGATGCGTGCCTGAACTCCCCGAACGTCAGATCCTGGAGCAGTTCCCCCGGACCGTGAAGCCAAACAAGCCCCGAACGCACCACCGGCATCGGATTGGCGACCGAATCAAACGTCAGCGCAGCCGACTCCTCCGAAAAAAGGAATCCGAGGAACCTCTCGCACATCCGATAGACATTCTCATCCCTGACAGAAGAAGAGCCATTGAATATGTCCGTGAACCATCCCTTGACAGTTCTCCGTACCCTAAGCAGCATCCACAAGACCCTCACATTGAAGTCCAACGGCGATTCCCCACGCCTAAGGCACCACTCGAAGATCCTGAACACCTCCCGCACCTGTTTCGGAGTCATCTCACTCCACGAGCCAGGCACCTGCACGACCTTACCGGTCTCGAAAACCTCAATCGTGTTCATCACTCGGTGGTAAAGAATTTGTTCCTCCTGTCATTCACAGGCAAAAGCTTAGGGTCCACCTTCTCCTCGCTGATCAGCGCCGACAAATCCGTCAAAGCGTCCTTGACCTCACTTTTCAGATTGCCGACGTACCAGTCGATCTCATCCATCGTGGCCACACGGTTGGACTTGTTGCCCTGATAGGTAGGGGAGAACCGCCTTGCGATCTCGATAGGGAACACCTCAAGGCTCCACCTCGTCCCAGCCACGATCACCGCACTGAGAATGGCCGCCCTTCTGGCCAGCGAGAGCACCCTCTCGTCAGCCGAGCCGTCGGCTATGGAAGCCCACTTATCCCCCGCGAACGGTCCTATCACCGCCCTTTGCCGCTCGATCACAAGCGCCTGGAGCAGATAATAGACATAGTAGCTTCCATCGACGGGATAGACAGCCTCGAACTCCTGAATATTCCTGACAATGGATTCGCCCGTCATCGTCCTCTTGGCCGACGCTTTCCAGTTCTCGTTGCCGGAAGTCTCCAAGTAGGTGTACAAAGCGTCCAGAGCCCTGAAATACCGCTCCCTCATTGCCCTGTCATCCCTGTCTATCTGCCATTCGTAAGGGCTTCTCTCATTGTCATCGATCTTGACCTTCCGTCCGGTCGATTCGTGTGACACGGATGAAAGCTTGGCGTAACGCATCAACGCAAGACACGCCACAGGAAGCCTTACAGCGGCCACGAGTTCCGGCTTCTCATCCTCATCATAAGCCTCAGCGGCCTCCTTGACCACCTCCTGACTCACAAGCCGCGCCACCTCATCGGTGGCGAACCGGATCTCCGTCTCGATCAGCCTGAAAGGAGAGGAAGCGTACCATTGGCCGGTCAGATCCTCAAGTTCCTTGGAACCGTCCCGATTTCTGTTGAACAAATCCGTCATAATCACTGATTTTTAATCCTGGCCGAGGAAGTAAGGGCATCCTCCGCCGACAACTGCCTGTGGAAGAACCCAAGTTTCAGTCCCTTGCCCGGGAAATTGAACGCTATCGCCTGGTTGACCGGCTCCAGAATCGTCTGCGAGGCGATCTCCGTGTCCGAAAGCAGGAACAGCTTGAAGGCGTACAACAGTTCCGATCCGGAAGCCAGCTTTCCGTTTACCATCACGTTCGACAATGACGGGTGAAGACCCATCCCCGAGGTGATCGCCGATGCCGAGGCCTCCGAGATCTTCAGCTGCGCCTCCACGAAATCCTTCATCTTCTGGTCGATGGCCTCCACGGACCAAGACACACGCCCCGCGCCGCTTTCAGACGGCATATCGAGCGAATAGAAGAACTTTCCGGCGTTCTCCTTGCCGCTGAGCACATCCTGCATCTGCAACAGCAGATCCTCCGTCAACCGGCTAATCTCGTTCTCCACCTTGGTGTCATCCCAAGTCGGATGAACCATCCTAAGACGGTCACGCCTTTCCTCCCAGTACTCCTTGGGAGCCTTCACCAGATAAGCAAGGTTGATTCCGTTGTCCGTCACGTACTTGAATATGGTCGGAATCTCCGAACCCTTGACAATCCAGCGCAATGCTCCCCAATACTGAGGCACAGCATAGAAATCCCTTGCGAATGAATATGTGTGGTTGTACGATGCCGACGCTCCGAACCGTCCTGGATTCTTCCTGTCATAGACCGGATAGACCCTTACGCCCGTCCCCACGCAGGAATGTTCGAAATCCCCGACAACAATGTGTTTCACGTCCTTGATCTCCCTGCTGTCCGTCCACTCCAGCCTTGCGTTCTTTGAAGGAATATGCTCAAGATAGGCTATCTTTGGCTCCCTGCCTATTCTCCGGCCTTTCTCCAGATACTTGGCATCGAAGAACCCTTTCAGATGCAGGTAATCGGTCATACACCCCTTGATGTAGCTAATATAGTCCCAGCTGTCCAGCCACGCCTGGATCTCCCTGTCCTCCTCCCAGTTATGCACGATGTTTCCTTCCTGGTAAGCCAGCCGGTTAAGGAACACGCCCTGCCCGTAGAGAAGCCCCATCTGCCTTTCAAGGATTCCCGGACCAAGATTGTTTTCGTCCAGGATGTCCCTTAGGTGCACCGGCAGATTGTTGTCGTGGCCGAACGGCACGATCTTCTGTCCGCAAATCGTCTGGGGCAACTGTTCCCAGTTCCTCTGTTGCGCCATCCAAAACACGGAGTCCAGACTGCCGTCCCTCCTGTTGGAAAGCGCGAAAGCCCGGCCATCGTTCAGCCGCAGAACGGATGTGTGGTCGGATATTTTTTCGATTCTGCTCATACGAGTATCAGTTTTTGTCCGTTGAATGTCATCAGAAGCGGTTGGTAGAAACGCCTCGGCTCTCCGGTCTCCAGATCCGTGTAGCCCTCGATGATGTCAGCGTTCTTGTTGTGCTCCTTGGTTTCCCTATGTCTCAACACCCCGCGCCGGACATAGACGATCCCGTCGCTTGTGCCTTTCGTGGGGTTATAGCTCATAAACGAGAAGCTGAAGTTCCTGTCTTCCTCTGACAGTCGCCTCATCTCCGTCAATGCTTCATATACGTTCATATCACAAAGTTAGCCACCTCCCAAGACGATAAAAAGGACACCACGCCCAACCCGGAAACTACAGCCCAAGGCTCGGCTATTTCAGCAAAACGGGCTTGTTTTGTGAATATATTCCCGTCAAAATCAAGTGGTTCAAAGCCTTGCACCCCGCCGCGGCAAAAACGCACTTTTTCGGACGCAAAAGAGCCCGGGCCGCGCAACGGAAGAATCGCAATTGCGATTCCTTCCCGAGGGTGATATATGGCGCACGCCCCGCTCAGTCCTTGTTTTTCCCGACCGCACGAGGATCCGTCGCCGAGGACGGCAGCATCGTCTTGCCGCTGGCCACGCCTCTGAGTTGCTTGGTCATCACAAGATACTTGAATGAGTCTGATGGGTTGGTGGACTCCGTAGGCAGCTGCTCCACCGGTAACTTCTCGCTTTTCTTATCCTTGAACACAACCCCGTTCCTGACCACAGTCCTTGCCTTTTCCAATGACAGCTTCAGATGCTTGGCCGCATACGCGTCGATGCGAATCACCGGCAACCGTGGATTACGCTCACTCATTATCTCCTGCATAAATGAATATTCCTCCGGCTGCCCGATGTTGCCCTGGTTGATGGACATAAGCTGCACCGTCCACCCTGTACGGCGGCCGGATTCATCATATTCAATAGCCTTCTTTAACTTGCCGACCTGATCCTCACCCACGGACTTGTAGGAGTTGCCTGCACGGTCATAGTACAGCATCAGGGTCTTGCGCCTCACAGGTGCGAAGAAAGCGCGGAACTTCTCTCCGAGGTCAGGGACATATTCTGGAGCCAAAGTGTAGAGGAACTTCACCACACGTATGCACGCGCGACCCTTCTCGATGTCGTTCTGGGCGATGGACATCGAACACATATTCCCGAAGTCCACTCCCGCCATCAATGGCTTGTCGATATCGAGATATTTCAGCACCCTGCAATCCTCCCTATCCAGCAGCCCGAAACCGTCATAGGCATCCTCATCCGTGCCGTCGTAGTAGAAGTGGCGTTCGGCAAGGGATGTGTAGAAGCGGTCGCCGGATTCCAGGGACGGACGCATCGACAGGATGGCCGTGTTCAGGTCAGGCAGCTTACCAGCGATGGCATCCCCGAACCATTGCTCAGTGAGGATGTCCACATTGATGTACGAGGATGCGAGCATGAAGAACGTTCTGGCTTCCTTCCTCATCCTCAGTTCCGTCCACCTCGCCTTCCACTGTTCGGCCACACGACATTTGCTCCGATAGACGTTCAGGTCATCGGCACTGTGGGTTTTCAACCATTTGTCCTTGGCGGCGGCAGCCTCGTGCAGGCATTCGTTATAGATCAGGCCGGCTTTCAGCACAAGCACGATGGCCGGGATGTCCATATTGTGGGCATATTTCAGGATCCAGTCATATTCCCCGATGTGCGTGGTGTCCGGCATATCGGTGGTGAAACTGAATCCTCGGTAGAAGACACTGTGACCATATTCCTGCCTGTAGCCACGGACTGCCTTCAGCAGGTTGGAGATCTTGTCTTCCCGGAAATATTTCACCTCATCTCCGAAGACAAAGACGTAGGAGGCTCCGGCAAGGGTGGCCGGGCGGTCAAGGGAGCCGAACCGGATGTTGGTGCCGGTGTAGAATATGATCGTGCGTTTGTAGGAGACCAGTTTGTTGAAAGGTTTCCAGAAATGTGGTTTAAGCCAGTCCGGAAGGGATGCCATCTCCGCATCGGTGAATGTCGGCGGCTCCTTCTCGATGACATAGTGGACTCCTTCACGCAGGCCTTTGCGCTCCAGTCCCTCCAGAACGGAAGGGAGGATGTTGGCGTTCAGGTTCGTGAACGTGTCGGCCACCCAGACCACGGGCGCGCCAGGCATGTCATAGATGACATCCAGAAGTCTTTCGGCCTGTATGTCTGTGGTCTTGGCTCCGCCACGTCCGACCACCTGGAGGTTCTGGCACGCTCCGGCCAGCGACACGATCTGGGCGAACGGGTTCTGGTACTGGACGGAGGCGGCTTGTGTGGATCCGGGCTTAACTCTCTTCCTTTGCATCCTCAAGGTATTTTACGATGTCGAGATCAACGATGCCTGCATCGGTCCTGAGCCGTCTCTTGACGGATTCCGGAGCGACTACGGTGTCAATCTGCCTTTCCAGCTCATCACGGTTGGCTGCCGGAAGTCCGATGGATTCAGGCGTTGCGGAAAGCAGGCGGAACATCGGCTGGTAGATTTCAGCCGGAAGCTTGGCCGGATCATCTTTGTCCAGCTGGAGGGCACGAGCCTTGTTGGCAAGGATGTCAGCGGCCACGGCATAGTCCTTCGATGTCTTGGCGGCGTCCCTCGCGGCGACATAGAGTGTGTCGAACTGATCCGCCATCTTGTTGCGCATCGCCTCCTTGGAGACCTTGCGGTTGCAGAAGAAGAGCTCCACGGCTTCTGAATATATGTCCGCGGCACGCTGGTAGGGGATGCAGAAAGGGGCGCTGGTCAGGAACTTGATCGTCCTCCTTTTGCCATACTGGCCGTCCAATGAATATATCAGCGTCAGCAGGTCTATGTAGATCTGTTCCTTGTCGGAAAGGTTGCCCTTTGATCCGGAAGCAATATATTCCTGAATCTTCTCGAACGCGCCTTCTTTCTCGGCACCGCCGAACAGATCCAGCTTTGAGATGGTGAAACTTTTGTCCCGGACGATGTCGCGGAACTGCTCGACGGAGTCGGCGTCGCCACCCATAGCTCCACGCACAACGGCAAGTTCGATCTTGGCCCTCTTCTCCAGCTGGCCGCGTTTGATGGCGTTGCTGATCCGCTGATCATCTATCGTGACGGGATCAGCCAAGATGACATCCAATTGCCTTTCTGTGATGTCAAGGAATCCGGCCAGTTCGGCATCAGTCCAGCCGATGGCCGCAAGGGATGAAAGATCATCGAGAAGTTCGGTTGTCAGTTCCTTCATATTCTTTAATCATTCGGTTTATCTCATCGAGCGTCATCTTCAGGCGGGAAAGCCTTTCCTCTCTTGACACTTTCAGGTCAGGGCGGTCGCCTTTCTTGATTTCCCGCTCCGCGCGCCAGATGGAATCCTGGACATTGCGCCTTTTCCGGATTAGCTCGGTGATCGGCATTTGTCTCAGATTATCCAGTTTCTTTGTCAAGGCGAAAATCGGATGTTTGCCAAGAATCCGGTGATGCTCCTTGTAGTATTGAAATTCAGTGCGGGAAACTGAATTTTGATAAAAATTTCTTACCGTTTTTTCCGCGGCCTCGAAGCACTCTTCCGGAGTGGTGCATTTGAACAGATCCTCGTGGGCGTTGACATAGTTGTGCCACGATGTGATCATATCCGCGGCAAGGGCCTTCAGTTCGGTCGGGCAATCAGGTTCGGAGAGGAACGGCCAGTCTTCCCGGAACCGCCCGCCTTTCGTCAATGTCTGCGAGAACGGAACCTCTGTGGCGAACGGAAGCAAAGCTTTCTTCAGGAGGTATGAATATTCCTTCGGCGCCTTCCTGACAAGAGCGTCGAGCCACTTGTTGGGCGCGTATATGCTCAAGAGCCGAAGTCCTTCAGTGACCTCGGCTCCCGAACATATCCATCTGTCAATCTCGTTACTCATTCAGCAGGTACTGGTCAATCAGATGTGTGATGGCCGCATAGCCTTGAGGAGTGGCGAACACGAACTTCTTGCGGACGAACGCCTCGATGACAAGATGTTCGCAAGGATTCGCGCGATAGACCGGAGTCACGATGTTGCCGAACCGGAATCCGGCCTCGATTGGTCTATGGAGATTCTTCTTGAAGTAGTCCTTTAGGAACTCCTCCGCTGTCTGGTTTTCCGCTGGAAGCGCGTCCACGAGTTTCTCCTTGGAGAACGGTTTCGGCAGCCTTTCGCTGAAAACCTTGTTGCCTTGAACGTCAAGGAACACAAGCGGTGTGGCCAGTTCTCCGATGGAAATCTTGGCGCAAGGAACGCAGTTGGCCGGCACGAGGATGAAATCATCGGAGATATTGTTGTCGGCGATGATTCCGGCAAGAATGTCACGGATGTCAGCGTCCGGTTCAACCGTGAAGACAACAGGCTTGACACCTGTCATCTTCTCCCAGGCTTTGGACAACTGGCCGTCCGTGCCCTCGTAGGCACAGACAACCAGATTCGTTCCGCCGCTTACAGGGTTGCCCGCAACCTTGCCTTCGACGGCTTTTGTGTCGATCTCAGACATCCGCTAAGCTCCTCCGGTCGCGCTTGTGGCGTCCTCGGCGATCTCCGGCATCTCTCCGGCATATTCACCGGCCAGGAACTTGTCAGGCAACGCCTGCTTCCAGGTAAGAGTCCTCTTGGTCGCCTCACCGTCCATCTTGGTCTCAAGAGACAACCTGAGCGGGTTGCAGACACGTCCCATAATCTGAGGACGGCCAGCAGTTGTTCCGTCGCACTCCTGCACGATGGCGATCACGCCACGGTTCTTGAAGATCTCGATGAAATTCTTGATGGCCACTGAGTTGCCCGGGTGGTCGAACACGATACCGGTCTTGATTCCCTCGGCGTCCGGATCTCCGGAAAGTTCCTCGGTGACCTGAATCGTGGAAGCCGTGGCATAGATGGAGATTGCCTTTGCGCCGGTCTTCAATGTGAGGTCTCCAGTTACAACGCAGTTGCCAACCTCTCTTGCCGGTTCGCTGGCGACATCCTCCACATCTACGAGGATGATCTGTGATTTTCTGGTGGCGGCGCAACCAGCGCCGTCACCAGGTCTTGGAATTGATGATTTAACGTAAGCCATAATTCACGCTTGTTATTTGGTTATGCACCGCCTTGACCCTGATCCGGGTTGGTCTCTGAACTCTGATCCTTGGTGTTGTCAGCAGCCTTCTTTCCGTTCTCCCACTTGTCGGTGTCAGGGACATCGGAGACGATGCTCTCGACAGGAGTGTAGCCATCAGGCACGGCGGCATACACAGCCTCGGCGATCTTGAAGCCCGTAGAGAGGGAGTACTCGCCGAACACCTTCACGTCATAGTTCAGCTCCTCGATCTTGACGATGCAGTTCTCCGCCTTGGAGAGATCCACAAGCTCCACGAAATTCTCCTTCGGGGTCGCGAAGATGATAGGGGAGTTGTACATCGATTTCAGAGGTACGAGGTGGAAGTTGGTGAAGCGGATGCTTCCGTCATTCTCCACGCCGGTGTATTTGCCGTTGACGGCGAAGTCCGCCCTCTTGTAGCGGGTGAGCAGCTGCTCAGAGCAGTGGATGGTCACGATGTGTGCGAACAGTCCGGAGATGCTGTCAACGAAGCCGTTGATGTAGGCGAGGAGCTCGGAGTCCGACATCGCCATCGGGTCGGCTGCTGCCTTGTAGTAGTTGATCTTGCAGTTCTCATCGGACTTGCCCTCCACAAGGATGGTCTCGAAACCGTCCATAGAGTTCTTGGCGGCCTTGCCCGCGTCACCGTCAGCGACAACGCCAGCATCGATGAACTTACCCTTTGCGATCATCGAGATGGTGATGTCATCCAGCACCTTAGGCAGGATGTGGTTCTCGATGATGTAGCGGGTGATAGGCATATCCGCCATGGTCTTGCCCTGCTCGTAGAGATAGAGCAGCCAGCTCTTGAGCACATCGGCCGGCTGGATCAGCACGTTCAGCTTGTGACGGCGATAAGGAATCCTGATCGGAGTGAAATGGGGCGATCCCTTAGGAGTCCATTTCGGTGTGAACTGCTGTGAGACCTCGGACATAATGGCCGCGCTTGCGATGTAGTCCGTGTTGGACTGGATGCGGGTCATATGCTTGGCGTCATCGAATCCGTTGTAGATCCTCTTGTTAAGGAGCTCCAACTTCATCTTAGGAGGCATCGTCATCTTGAACTCGGCGTTGAGATCCGTGATGTCGATAGACGCGTCTTCCATCGCCGTGAAAGCGTAAGGATTGACGGAATCAAGGGCTTCCTTCACGATCTTGTTGTGTGCCGCCGCCATATTGATGGCAAAGACCTTGGCCTCCTTGGACGCAGGAACTGCCGTGGCAGCCGGCTTAGGCTCCGGCTCGGAAGCCAATGAGACAACGTCCTTCTGAAGCTTCTTCACCTGCTCTTTAAGGGCCTTGGTGGCCTCATCTGTCTTGGCGGCCACGGCGGCGTTGAAAAGGGTCACGGCATCACCCTCCTCATCGAGGTTGATGCTTTCCAGTTTGTCGAGAAAGTCCTGGCCGTAGTTCTCCAGAACCTTCTGCCGCTCCTGATCGGAAAGGGAAACCTTGCCGTCCTTGACGTCAAGCTCGCTCTTGCCGAAGAGACGGGCCACAAGTCGGCCCATCTTGGAATTGTTGAGAGTTTTCTTATCCATTATGAAAAAGATTGGTTAAACGCTTGTGAGTGCGAAGACCGCCTCGATGGTCTCGGAAAGGGTCTTCTTGGCATCGGCCATATTCAGGCGCAACGCCTCAGCGGTGCCGAACATCTTTCCCGAGAGAACCCCGTCCTGATCCTTGTGGATGGTAGGCCTTCCGGCCACGACGGCATCCCTGAACTGATCCACCAGCGGCTTCAGCTCGGCCTTCGCCGCCTCGTACCTTCCGGAAAGAGCCTCCCTGTAGGCGAAGTTCTTGTCCGGAGACTCCTCGGCATAGATGACAATAGTCTTCTCTCCGGTGGTAGGATTGGCAGCCGTGCTGTCGATGAACACGGCCATGGCTCCGATGGAGCCGACCTCGGAAAGGTCGTTGTCCATGTAGATGGCGTCACATTGGGAGGCCACCCAGTAGGCGGCGGAGGCACAGAAGTCCACATGTGCGTAGACCGGCTTTCCGGCGGCCTTCGCGTGGCTGATCGCCTCGATCATCGGAGGGATAGCAGACGAACTGCCGCCGGGAGAGTCTATGTCCAGGATTATGCCGATGACATTTTCGTCATCGGCCATCTCCCGGAGCCTTTTAGCTATGAACGTTGTGCCGTAACTCTCGCAAGTGTCGTACTTCGTCATCGTTCCGTGAAGAGGGATGATAGCCACACGCTTGGCCTTTTCCGGCAGAGCACCGGAGTCGGAGACCGTGGTGACGCTTGCCGCCTTCACCTCCATCTCCACGGGCGTCTTGTTGAGAAATGAGCGGGCGATGGGAAGCAGCCGGTCCGGATTGGAGACCAGCCACTTTCCCTGAACGATGTCCCTTGCCAGTTGGAATGTGTCTGCTTTCATCTTGTTAATCAATGTTTACGCAAAGATACCAGCGAGACACCCGTAAGGAAAGGACACGCTAAAAGACAGGGAATTGATACGAGCTGGACAACTTCATGGTGTTGGTTTCGTTGACCTCGAAGGCAAGAGGCAAGTCCTCGGTGCCGTAAGTCTCATCGTCCCCGTGGCAGAATCCTACCTTTAATATAAGGTTGTCCCTCATAATCTCCGATGACTCCGAAAGCGTGGCGTTGATCTTGACGGTGGCCAGCCTCCCGGCATCCTCCGTCTTCTCCGACCGCTCGATGGTGGCGGTCCCTGGAACGAGCGCAAGTTTATGCCAGACTCCATCCTGTCTGTCAAGGCTCTGGGCCTGCAATGAGTCAATGATTCTGATCATCTTTCAATCCGTTTATGTTTATACTGCTGTTGATGTAATCCACCTTGTTGATAAGTTTCTTAACCAGTTTGTCCAGCGTCTGTTGCGATTGCCTGTAGATCCTCTTGTGCAGCGCGTCGAAATAGTCGGTGCTGAACAATTCCCTCGACACGATGAACGCAGTGACTATGTCCTTCTTCTGGACTCCGAGCTCGTAGCCGGCAAGGTAGTACTGCTTGAACTCGATGTCAAAGAAGGCGTTGATCGCCATATTCAACGCCACCGTGCTGTACTTGTCATAATAAAGGAACTTATCCCTCATAGGAGCCGTGGCGATGTCGCTTGGCAACTCCAGATCCACGACCTTGTCGCCTTCCAGAGCCACCGGACCCTCCGCCACCTTGCAATGAGCCACGAGAAGCCTGCCTATGCTGTTTCGGGCATAGACTTTCAGAGGCCCGCCCGGACTGTCAGGCGGGAACAGGTAAGCCAGATAATCCGCCATCATCGGCGAATCCACTTTCAATTTGACATCGAGCATTTCACAGTTCATCAAATATTATAGCCACATTTTTCGCAAAAACAGCAACTACACCAACTACACTTGAAGCTATGTTTGATTTTCAATGAGTTAACCAAAAACGAGGTGTAGTTGACCCTCGAAAATGTGTAGTTAGTGTAGTTGGAGTCACCGCAAGTGTAGTTGAATGTAGTTGGAGTGTAGTTCTTCAACTACACCGCAACTACACCTTATTTCGTTAATATTCATTCATTTACTTCAAGTGTAGTTAGTGTAGTTAGTGTAGTTGGGGTTTTTCGTTTCCTCAGCAAAATAATTTTTCACTAATTTACGTAATTTATTGAAGAACTACAATAGATAACACAATATAAACATTTGTTCTATTTAAAAGTATGTAAAAATAGTTATTTTACTTATGCTAAATTTTGGCACAACCACCCTGTTTTTCCCGATTTCCCGCCGTTTTGGCTAAATTTTGAAAAGTGTAAGCAAATGCCGCTATTTCGCTTCCGCTTTTTGATTGGTTATTATAAAATCGCCGTTTCACACACTTGTTTCCAATAAAAATCGTAAGTAATTAATGAAATATCAGCGACTCTTCCTGTATGACACAAAAAAGGCGGCGTCCATACGGATGCCGCCGCGCCTGTCGGTGAATGAGATACTCGCCTTATCCTGAGTCAGGTTGCAATCAGGCGAATTTGACAGACGATAGTTCTTGGCTGAAGTTCTTTATGCCCTCCTCGATTTTCTTCACGGTCTTCGGGGAAGGATGCCTGTAGCCGCTGATGTAGTGGCTAAGAATGGTCTGGCTCACTCCGGTTACTTTCTCCAGTCCGGCAAGCGTTAGGATAAACGCATATTGTTGGAGGAAAGAGGGAACGTCGTTGTAGAACTCAAAATCGACATCCGGACACTCTTTGCCCTCTTCCGCAAGCATCTGCTTTGCCTCCTCATAAGAGTTGTAAAAGTCCTCTATGGCTTCTTTGGCTGTCTTGCCTTGACCGAGAAGTCCGAATGGAATCGCTTTGTTATACTCCATTGTTGCGTCGAAGGTTCCGTCCGAACCTCTCGCGATATAAACCTTTGCCTTCATATCTGATTTTATTAATTAAATATTTGTTAAGCATTGGGGTGGGTTATAGTTCCACCCCCGATTGCTTGCTTATGTTCTCCAATGTCCGGTCTTTCGCTTCTTGGCTGCTGTGTCGCGGTATCTGGAACTTTATTCCTGTTATCGGACTGAACCACCAGTCGTGGTTTTTACCGTGCGAGAGGAAAGAGCATCCGCCTTTCTTCAGCTTCCTTATGACTTCCGAGTATCTCATTACCGTTATTGTTTTGATTGCACTGCAAAGATAAGGAATTTCTTAACATTTACCAAATTTTTGGCGATTATTTTTACTTTTTCTTTTTTCCGAAAACGGCCTCGACCTCCTCGTCCGTGTCCGGATCACGTCTGATCCGGCGGTAATCGGAGCTGAAGGTGATGCTGACAAGGCGTTCCTGATGACAGACGCAAATCAGGCCGATGACAGCCTCGTAGTCTCGTGGTGAGACCTGAACGAGATAGTCAACCCATTCCAGAAGAGGGAGGCTCCGCAGCCACTTCACATACGCCCGCCGCCTGGCCGCAATCACATTGGCGTACCTGTTCCGGAACGCCTCCTCCTGCTTCCTTGAATACAGAACATATCTCCTCAGGTCTTCCATCACTCCTCCCAAAGTTCGGCATCAACCGCTTCGGCTGGCTCGGTGACCGATGGGGGAGCGCTGGCCGCCGTGCGGTTGTCACCAATCTCCAACGTGTCCGTAGAAATGTCCAGATCTATTCCGTAATTGACCTTCAGCGCGTCATAGTCAAAGACCATCGCCGTGGTGACGCGGCTCTTGCCGGTCTCAGGATTGCTCGACACGTAGGTCTTGTTCTCCAGCAGCTTGAACCGCATCGACTTGGCCGTACCTATGAACTCCGGTGAATGCTCAAGATAGTACTTCAGCGAATCCCTCGGGATCACCTTGCCGTTCACGTCCTTGCCCTCCTTCATATAGAGAGCCGAAAGCCGCTGGAAAGCCAGATAGATGTACCGCACTCCGTGCTTCGGCTCGAACGGAACATCCGACTCCTTGATGGCGAACGGACGGTCCCCGGCGCAAAGCTTATAGTCGATGTTGATGTACGCCTGCCCGGATGCCACCAGATTCTCCACAATCTCCCAGAAGCCTGAAAGCTCGTTGTTCTGCTTAGTCTTCTGGTTCTGATCCACACAACCCTTGCAGCAAAGCCTGAATATCTCCTCGCTGTCAAACGGCACATCGATGTCCGTCCTCAAAGCCCGGTAGGCCGCCAGCAGGATAGCCCAGTTCCTCAGTGTCCTGTCCTCGACATTGTACGAACGCACCCTGTCATTCATGTCCGACAAAGTCTCATCCCAAACCCTTCTGAAATCCGTCTGGAACTTGGAGCGCAACTGCAACAACTGGTTCGTCAGATGCGTAAGCCCTCGCTTCTCGATAAGCTTCAGATTCTCGTAGTTCCTCTTCTCCTGGTCGCTGAACGTTGTCTTGCTGAATGTCAGGAACACAAGCCGGTTGAACAGAGCGATGTCGGCGGTCGGCATCTCCTGACCGCTCATCACAACCCCGCAGTCCACAGCCGTGGTCTCGCGCCTCTTGTCGTTGTCCATATTCATCCTCGAACGCCCCGCGCCGTCCCATATTCCTTTAAGGAACTCCCGCTTCTCCAGATCAAGGTTGTTCTTATATTCATCGAGATGCACCACCGCGTTGCTCACCTCCGCCACCGCCTCGGCAAGAGCCGCCTTGGTCGTGTTGTTGATGTTCGGCGCGATGTTGCCCGTCACGAAGAAGGAAGTCAGCGAATGACCCAGCTCCGACTTTCCCGTGCCCTTCGGGCCGAACAGATCCAGAATGGGGAACGATGTTGTCACCGATGTCACAACGTCCTTGAACAGCGACGCGAACAGGAAGCAAAGCGCCACCTTGGCGTTGTCCCCGAACACGGTGATGAGTTTCTCTGAATATTCCCGCAGCGTGATGGTGTTAGCCTCCGTATAGACAAATTTCCTTGCCAGCTGGTAGCCTTGGGTATTGTCCCTTGTGTCCAGCGCGCAACCAGGAAGATAGAACTTCTGACCCTTGATGTCGATGATTCCGTACTTGTCCACCGGCTTGAACGTGCCGTTGTCAAGGCCGCCGTTGCCCCAGGCATAGAAGCCCCACTTCTTCTGCCACCCCAGCTGCTTGATCTCATCAGCCGAAGGCGTGCCGTCATAGAGGAACTTCTTCAGTGAGGTAAGCTCGTTGGCCGTTGCCTCCCAGACATAGTTCCCGGCCGTCTCGACCCTCGTTTTGAAATCCGTGAACGACACGAGCTCGCTTTGGTTCAGCTTCACCACCGCCTCCTGCATCTTGACGTTCCGCAGCGTGAATATTCTTCTGGCGTTCTTCTCGTCCCGGATGTGCAGGATCGGGGTCATCGTGAAGTTGCTCCACCTCACATCGTTCCCGGATCTTGAAGCCCCATAGTAGCAGTTGTTCTTGACGTAGAAGCCATAGTTCTGGAGCATCTCCTTGGTTCCGTCCTCCTTCGCCTCGGAGCGCTCCTGGTCATTCTTCGCCTTGAAATATTCCTGGTTCCAGATCCTTCCGAACTTGTAGGCCTTCGTGAAGGTCTCCCGGTACATATCAGCCGTGCTCTGGTCCGGCACCTTGGCCAGCAGCTTGCAGACCTCGGTGATCACGGCGGCCTTCTCCGTCTGCGAAGCGGCTGCTTCCATCCATCTCTTGCAGATCCAAGGAATATAATCGTTCGTCCTCTGGAGGTTGCATTCGTCAAATTCGTGCTGATGTGTCCGGAAGAACTCATCAGCATCCTTGCCAAGCTCCGGCGGCAACTCCATCACACTGACCGAAAGCCCCGCCTCCGTCATCAGCTTGGCGTTCTTCTGGACCGCCTCGATACCGGCCTCGTCTGTGTCCCCGATGATCGTGACCCTTTCGGCCCTGGATTTCAGCAGGTCGATCTGGTCCTGAGTCAAAGCCGTTCCGCACGGAGCCACGGCATTCTTCACCCCGATCTCGTGCAGCCGGCATACGTCCAGATTGCCCTCGACAAGGTAAGCCTGCTTCGTGGCGTAGATCTGCATATTCGCCTGGAGCCACCCGAAAAGGATTCCCTTCTTCTTGTACAGTTCAGTCTCCCCGGTGTTCAGGTACTTGGGAACGCCCGGCTTGTCACCGATGTACCGTCCGGAGAAACCCGCTATGTAGCCGCTTGTCCAGAACACCGGAAACATTATCCTGTGCCTGAACGAGTCATAGACCTGCCCGGTGTCCTCGTTCCTCTTGACCAGTCCTGCCGCAAGCAGCACGTCCTCCTTCCATCCAAGTCCCGTCAGGTACTGTTTCAGGCCTCCTTTCTCTGGAGCGTAGCCGATGCAGAACAGCTCGGCGGTCTCGGCTTTGATCCCGCGCTTCTTCAGGACATATTCCTTGGCTCCAGGTGATTCCTTGTACCGTTGGATGAACCACTCGGAGGCCAGCTTGTTCACCGTCATCAGTTGCGACCGTCTGAACTCCGCCGCCTTCTCCTCCGGTGTAGGCTCCTTCTTCTCGTAGTCGATTCCCAACCGTCCGGCAAGATGCTCCACCGCCTCGTAGAACGTCATCCCGCGCCTCTCCATCACAAAGCTGATGGCGTCGCCGGTACGTCCGCACCCGAAGCAGTGGTACAAATTCCTCGATGGTGTCACCACGAACGAAGGAGTCTTCTCCCCGTGGAAAGGGCAACAGCATTTGTAGTGGCTGCCTTCTCGCTTGAGCTCCACTCCCTCGTCCTGGATGATCGAGACGATGTCCCGCTCCTTGATCTGGTCTTTTACATAGTCGGGGATCATAAGTCAAATAAATCTATGGCCTGGCCATTGTCCGCACTCTCGAATATCCTTTTGCAGGAAACATCGTTCACTCTATCGTTAGCCTGGTCTATCTCGAAAATCAGCTTCCTTGCGATGCCGATGTTCTGCTCAAGATGGCATTTGCGCTGGATCTCCCAAGTCTGCATCCGTACCGGTTCAAGCCCTGCGAACTCCATCAACTGGACTTCCCAAAGCTGCACGGCCATCTGGCACGCCCCGCGCAGTGCCGACCATTCCGGCCTGTCCATCTCGAACACCGAGATCAGGCCTCTTGAATCCTTGTCGGCGTACATAGCCTACCGCTTTTCAGGAAACAACTCCTCCACGGACTCCTCGACCCCGAAGACATCCTTGACGTACTTCCTGATGTTCTCCTGATAGAGCGGCTTAGGCCGCCTCGCCCCGTTGCACCAGGAATATGCCGTTGGGTACGACACCCCGTCCATCACGATCAACGTCAACAAATCATTCCGCTGTTTAAGGCCCGCGGTCTCCCAAATCTTCTTGATTTCCATATTCCGTTTAAGTTGTTTTTTAATAGCCAATCTGTTTGTAATATTTGCTGTCAT